AGTTAATGTTCTGAACGAGCTTCGGATCCGGAGAGACCGCAATGCCGAGGAACTTGTTAGTGTCGTCGCGGTAGACACCGTAGTAATTAGGGACGGGCTCGTCGATGTCGGTCTTAACGTTGTGAAGAGAGTGAGTGTAATCGAGGCCGAGTGACTTGATCATCTCTTGCGGATCACTCATCGAAGAAAGCTGATCGCGAACGGCAGTTGCAACTGACCAAGCGGTTCCGTCGACCTTGATAAGCGTAGAAGCAGACATGTTGTCCTCCTAAGACTGTTGATTAACCTCTGCCTACGGCTATATTATAAGATCTGTGTGCAGAAAATGTCAATACCTATTTAGACAAATTTCTAAAACTTTCACTTGTCCGTAGATCCGAAACCTCCGATTCTTGTACCATATGCCGAATCGTCTTTAGTTACGTGATATCGAGTAAAGATGCCTTGGCCTATCTTTTCGCCTTTCTTGATTTTTAGCGGCTTATTAGAAATGTTGTATACTAAAAACCCAATTCCGCCGTCGTTCGATTCGTTTCCGTAATAGTCTGCGTCAATAACTCCTACACTATTAGCCATAACTAGTCCGAGTTTTGACGGGGAAGACGAACGAACATAGAGAAGAAGTGACATGTCGTCAGCCATATGAGCTTTAACTCGCGTTCGGATTAAAAAAGGCGTTAGTAGCATTCGGCTCGTTAGACCGAACTTAGCTTCGGGGCTAAATAGCTGACCCAGAGATATATCTTCTTTAGCAAAAATCCAAGACGACGGAATAGTGATGTCTTCGGGCGCAAAGAAGTCGTAACCCGCAGAGAGAGACGTAGAGCGCTCTGGCAACTTGAAGTCAGAGTGAGTTCCGTATTTTGTTCCAACTCTTTCAAACCAGCATTCTTCTCGCTTTTCTATTTCTGACATACATGATCCTCTCGAAGTATAGTTTTATACAGTTCTAAAATTAACGAATTTTGATACATAAATATAGCTGCGAAAACTCGCAGCTATATTGAAGTCTAAATGTCTATATATGAAATGCGCTTGCCATATTGATTTATAGACGCAAGCTTCACGCCTAACACGCTGTCTTTTACTGAGTTTGAGTTAGGGACAAACCTCCCAAATTTGACAACTACGTTGCAGTAGCTAGCTAGCTTGTTATACCACCCTTTGCTAATGACCTCATCTTCTGTGTATCCCGTATATATGACAATGTCGTCAATGTGATTGGATCGGAACTTGTCTATAAAATCAATTACGTCGTCAAACGAGTCTAGAGGCTCTAGCCCCTGAAAAACGATTGACGCTGATATTTCGTCTTTGTCATAAGCCGCAATTATGTCGTCTATGTCGTAGTCGTAATATATGTCGTTTTTGAGCTTATGGTTTTGACAAACCGGTTCACCACACTCTTTTTCGCATTTGAAAGTGCAAAAAGGGAATTCTAACGTCATAGATGGGACTCTGTAGTTTACAAAGTCGTCTTCTATTATGTCTAGCAATTTCAAAATAATTTCTCCTAAAGGTAAGAGGGTAAGATTATTTAAACACGCTGTCAATCAACGAATCAATGTCTTCGTTCGATATTATATCTATATTATTGTTATTGACATTGTCTAATGTCTTTTTGTCATCTGCTGACATCAATCCAGCTTCGGTTTGAGACGCTTTGTTAAGTGTAATAGTCCCTAAATCGAATTCGTTTATCGAACGAGCGCCAGACTCGTACGAAGTTTTAGCCGCAATTAGCTTTATAGTGTTAGAATCTCTAGAGGTCTCTTTGTCTATTTTATGTGGGAAGTAAGCTTTTGAGTTCTCCCAAAAGCGCTGCACCCCGTTCTCATCTAGAAATGGCATGATGCCTCCTTAGCATTAACCCTAAACCTAAGGTTCATAGTTTGCGTGTTTATAACAATATATTTGAGCTTCAAGCTCTGCGTATTGTTATAATTATGAAAGATTGAGTCATATAAATAGTCCCAACCCAGAGGTCGAGGCTATTAGTCTGCATTAATGAATACCAGAGTGTTTCTATCTCTGGTGCCTGGGATTGTAACTGTATGCGATCCGGCAGCTGTTGTGTGCCCTGTTGAGTTTACAGAAATACCTGGAACAGAAAATGTTTGACCGAACCCGGGAGTCAAAGAAGTCGTAGCTGTTGTTTCAAGACTAACAATCTCTACAGTCCAAAACGCGAAGAAAAGAGTAGTTAACTCTGCTGGCATTTGAACGTTTGCAATATGATCAATGTTATAAACAGCGAGACAAAAGCACGCAATTGTAAAGATAGTAGTTGCAGAAACAGATGCAATTACCATCTTTGTCGTAAAACGTGTCTTGTCTCGATCTTTTTTCGATTCGGATGTTTTATCATTCGAGTTAGCCATATGTTTAGCCATCGATTCTTCCTAGAACACTGGATTTCTTTCATTTGTAATAATAGGCGAGTTATTAAAAAGCCGAAGGAATTTAACCTTCGGCTCTTGCTCAATTGACATTGTTTGTTGATAGAACTATTGTTGATTCCATGAATACACAGCTTGTCCGCAATCAGGCACTCTAACAAACCCGTTTTTTAGCATTATTTCGGCATTATTTGTTCCGTTTCCGTAGTTTGTTCCAAGTAATGCATCTGCGCCTAGACGAATAACTAATGAATCAATGTAATGTTTCTTTGTTTTCTCATTGTACCAATGAATGCTCGGAGGGTTGTTTCGTACCTTTTTCATTCCAATTTTTCCGTAAACTGTTCCTGTAAATTTGGATAGATCGCAGTAAGAAACAATTGAATTTGGGTGATATCTATTTGTAAAGAATCTAAACATTTTGCTTGCCCCACCAATTATTTCGTAATCTGGGTGGAAACACATTCTAAGTAGCTCAATTTCGTATTTACTGGAGTATCTAGAGTTACCGAACGTCATTACTCCGATTAATTTATCGGATTTTATCAGTCCAACTCGAAGTTTGTCAGAGGAACATGCGTTCTGCAAATGGTAAGAGTTTAGAAAATCATCACTTTGCTCCTTTGTAATCAGGGCAACTTCGCAGTTTCTAGCATACAATTTTTTCTTTTTGCTAAACATGCTCTGTATTTTAGAAATGTCGTCCCAGTCAAATATATGAATGCACCGATGACCAATACTATTTGCAAGCTTTGTTTTGTTTAATTGAAAGCTAATATCATGATTTCCGAACCAAGTGTTATCAATGCTATGTGAAACTGACGGGTCGACTTCAATGAAAATCCCATTTTTAATCATATCAAATCTTTTTCCGTCAACGTATATTTCGTATTTGTCTACGTTTAGATACTCTCCGATACTCTTGTTAATTTTAGAAATTGGGCAATTAAGCTGACCGGCACTATCAACGCCGTATTTTTCATTCATTGTTACTTTAGTTCGCTTTTTGCAATCATCAGATTGAAAATAATACTCAACATCGTAATGTTCTTTAACTGATTTCTTTATTTTATCTTGAACCCAAAGAAGCTTTGCCGGGGCAGTAACTCCGTATCGTTCAATTAAAGTCTCTATTCGTTTGTTATTAAGCTTCTTATCTTTGTTCGGAATGGTTGTTCCATACTTTTTCATCATTACGTTGTCCCACTCTGGAGTGTGAAATCTATACGAAATTCCTGTTTTCTCAATTGTTTGGTTGCTTTTATCTAAAAATTGTGGGCACTGCAAAGCATGAGCTTTACCGTATTTCTCAATCATTGTTTTTTCAAATTTAGGCTTCCATACTTTTTGATAATAGTCATCACCGTATTTTTGTTTTTTCATAGCTACGGATTTTTGAGATATAGATTTATCATGCATCGGGTTGTTGATGCTAATATACTTGCTAACGCATTCAGGGTTATTGCAAATCTTTTGATTGTTCTTAATCGGCTTTCCGCAAATAGCACACGTTAGGTGATGAGAATAGTCTCTTGTTTTCTTACAATCTTCGCATACATTTGCGTTTCGAGTTCTTGTATAAAACGTTTTTCCGCACATTTTGCAGGTATGCTCTCGCAGAAGATCTCCTAGTTCCCAACCGGCTGGCTGATTGCCTATTTCAAAGTAACTTGATTTATACAGTTCATCATTATGATACAACTTTTTGCCCATAAAAATACCCTTACAACGTAATAGTAATAATTACATTATAAGGGTTTTAAACAGCTATTTAAAGATGGAAATTAATTGACGTTCTCCCAGCGTCGAAGCTTGAACTCTTGGCGGCGCGGCTTAGCCCATTTATTAACAGGCGTAAAGAATCCAACTACCCTTGTGAAGATTTCCGCAACTTCTCCACCGCAAATCGGACACACGTTTCCATAGAACCCGTGATTGTGTTTGCACACTTTAATCTCGGGGTTGAATGCGAAGTACGTTACGCCTTTAGAAGCTACGTAATTTGTAAGTTTCCAAGCTTTGTCAAACGAATCGAACGGTGCGTCGATGTTTATGTGAAGAATTGACCCACCGTTGCAGAAAGAATCAAACAGTGCTTGCGTCTTAATTCTTTCGTCTAGTGAAGTCTTTATGCCTAGCGGCATGAATTGATTTCCATAGAGAGGCAAGTCGTCTATGACTTCGTCCCCAAAGAAGAATTGATCTTTCTTCATGATATTAGAAGCCGCATTCTCTGCTGGGCTCTGCTCGCAGTTTATGTGATAAGTCAAGAAATTATCAGAAAGATACTGATCTGAAGTATCATGTATTACTTCGAAAATCTTCTTTGCAAACTCGCATCCGTCTGACGTATAGTGAGCATTTCCTAACGGATCGACTTCTACGTAGTCAAAAGCTTTAAGAGCTTCGTATACTCCAATGAACCCTACGGTATTATATAGATGTTCGAAGTCCACTAAGCCGTTTGTGAAATTGGGAAGAAGTCCGGCGTATACGTTATGCTTGATTATTTCTCTAACAGCATTTAGAGCAATACAATCTAAATAAACAATTTCTCTTAGCTTCTTTAGATAGCTCTCTTGAGTTTTACACTCAAGTGCAAGACGAGCTAAGTTTACGGTAGAGACTTTTACACTGCCTACTTTGAGAGCCGTTCCACCAATGGAATTTAGGAAACCTAAAGCATTATATTTCTCTTTGTCTGGCAAGATGCCTACGTCTTTGATGTTAGACTTTAGACGACAGCAATTAGAAAGCGAGTTAACGGACGAGTCTGTAAACAAGTTAGAATCGTTCCATTTGCGATTGTGTTCTACGGCATAACGGGCGAACTCTTCGTCTACGAACTTTCCGTTTTGATAAAGAAGAGAAATAGTGTTTACTGGGAACGTCATCATATTCTGAGATCGTATGTCTGCCATAGTCTCTAAGAATATCTTCTGGAATTCGATTATCTCTTCTTCGTAGTCAATCATGAACGAACCGTCGGGGAACTCCGCCCCGCCAAATAATGCCTCGAAGTAAGGGTGATCGAATACGGATGTATTCGTGAACGCTGACTGAATTCCGTCTCGAGTATATGGCTGATTTACGGCGTATATGAACCTCTGAATTTGCTGTTTTGCAAAATATTTGTTATCGTGAATAGAGTATCCCGATTCGCAGTCTTTCTTCCAGAAGTAGAACATATACGGAATGAGGTTAGGGAGTCCGACAGCCCCCGATGACCGGTTACAAGCAAACGAAATGAACTCTTTGACGAAGTCTATAAACGTTTCTAAGTGCTGCGGAGGCTGAGCGTTAAACGTACCATCGTCTAAGAAATACAGACCCTTCTCCGCTAAGTCTTTTAGATCGTAGGCAAAGCAATAATGTACGTGAGCTGACGAAGAAGCGTCGTGCATATAAAGATGACCGTCGTAGTCATTCTGTAGCCATTCGTTTGCTACGTCAACGCCTTCGTCCTCCTTTATTTGCGCATATATGCGGCCATAGCTTTCTAGTTTCTTTAGTGGCTTGCACATTTCAGAGAGAAGTGTGGGCATGTCTTTGCGAGAAACGTTGGAGTTTGGATCTATAGATGCGTCTGCGACTACTGACTTGTTAGTGAAATTGGATATGAATCGAGTTATGTCTAAACTGTCATCGTCTAAACCGTTGAGTTTAGCAAGATCATACCCATATTTGTTTTTAAGCTCTTCTAGTTTGCTTTCGAAGTCTTCGTCTAGATCCATAGTAATGTTCATAGTAAATCTACTTTCGTTTCTAATTGATAGAATTTACAAAAGACTCGAAGTTATTCGTTCCGTCGTACTCGTTTACGAGCTTGATAGACTTAGAAAAGTCGAGCAGCTTGTTATCAATCCGAAGAGAAGGGACTGATGTCACACCACTGTCTATAATTTCATCTTCGTCTGAAATGACATCATATTGAATAAGCTTGTTATCTAATTTAGATTTGAGCACTTTACACCGAGGGCATCCAGTGCTATATAACGTAACGGACACGTTACCTCCAGCATAGATAATTTATCTATTTTATGAGCTCTATATTATAAGAGATACTAGCTATTCTACTATGTTAAGGTCTCGAGCGTCATCGAAGATAGTTTGAAGAGACTCTACATCAAGTAGATCTTTGCACATATCTTCCAGATTAAGCTTGCCCCAAGCTATGTCTTCGCCGGTTATGCGTCGAATGATGCTGGAGCTAGCGCCCGTTTTGATGTAACTAGAAATAGCGTCTTTTCCAAGCTCTTTATAAGCATTTTCGGGAATTACGTTCTCGCCGTTGATTTCAATTTCAGCTTCGTCAGTTACTAGGTAATAAAGCCTGTCGTCTTCTACAAACGACCCGTCAAGAGAATCTAAATCGAATACGTCTTCTAGGTCGTTTTCAGTAATAGCTTCTTCGACCCACACGTTTTCTTTGTCAGTCATATTGTTGAGTAGATCTGACTTAGAAAGCTGATACCATACTGTGGACTCGCTAGCTGCATAAATTCTCATACTTAATATTCTCCTTTTCGATTCTTGAAGAGCTAGTTATTATAAGCTAGTTAACTGCGTTTTTAAGCTTGCCTCGTTTGTCTCCTGTTATCTTTGAATACTTAAACGAATTCCTGAGATATTTCCAAACGTTGTGACCTTTAGATGGCCCTGCTAGGAATTTCTTCCACACAAACAGAGGAACGTCGTAGTACCTGTATATGTCTCCAGGTCCGCCAGTAGCATTTTTGAATTGAACGTAAGCTGTTCCTACGTTCTTACTGTCTTTATTGTCATACCCGTATGCCCATACGTTAGAAGAACGGCATCTTATTAGACGGTCGGTAATGTCTCGACCAGAAGACGCACGACGGTTTCGAGTGCTGTGAGACGCAGCTCCGATATACCTGTGTATCAATATCTTCATAAATGCATGTTTCTTCCTGGATATCTTTTAGTGTGTTGATTTAAGGTACTGAAGGTACCGTCAATGCCTATAAATATGGCCCGAGCGTATCTGCTCAGGCCGCTTAGAAACTAATTATTAGATGAAAGCTCTTTAAGTTCTATCAGCTTTTCTAGATACCACTGTGCCTTCTTTAAGTCTTCCAAGCCGTTTTTATTTTCGAATCTCCACATGTACTTCATTACATTTCCACGCAAGAACCCTTCAAACTGCTCCTTGCCTAAAGATTCTCGCAATGCATCAATGCATTCAATAGATCCGGAATTGTAGTGATTTGGATGATTAACATTTGATGTATTCATTGTATGTCACTCTTACATTGGCTAGTAAAAGAATAATTCATATATGATAACGATCAAAGTGAATGCTCCCCGCCACACAACGCTATCGCGGCGTTGAAGACGGAGTTTCTTGCCTACTTAGGATAAACAATGCACGCGCGTAACACAAATCAACACTAAAGTAAACTAGTTAGCGCGATAAATCACTACAAATACATACCCCATAACATAACACCGTTACATTCCGCCCTACACGCGCGCTGGCGCGGGTCGGTTCCGGAAATCGGTGCGCGATTTTTCCTGGGGTACAGCAGCAAAATGAGAGTTCCGCCCTCGCGGAGATTCCACGGGGGCGGAACTCTCTCAAAAAATCAGCTATTCGATTTCTGGTCCCGAGAATCAGACCCTTGCCGCGTAGAACGCGATGCCCTCGTAGGTCCAGCCAAGGCTCTGCAACTTGACAGCCTCGTCGTGGCTCGCCGTGAGCATGTGCTGTCCGTCGTTGGGATTGTAGAGACGATAGACGGCGTTATCCTCTGTGGGAATGTCTTCCACCTGAGTTACCTCCTTTTGGTCTGCATTGTCACCGAGCGCGTACTTGTGCCATGCGTCCTCGTCACCATAGAAAACGTTGCCATCCACGCTGTAACCGTTGTAGGAGAGGCAGTTGGTGAACTGCCACATGGCGAGCGTCCAGCCATCATGCGCGTAGGGACACGTCGCGTCGCTGGGCCAGCCGGTCCGGCGCGACGGGTAGCCCGCAAGCCACAGGCCGCACTTGTCCTTTACCCAGCTGTTCTTGAAGTATCCGCGGTTGTTGATGAAGTCGGAGTTGCAGTACACCAACGGCCAGACGCCGCTCAGCTCGTGGATTCGCCAGACGAACGACTCGGCGTCGGCGTCTGTAAGCCTATCATCCTCGAAGTCGAGGATGGGCACGCCGTGAGTGAAGTAGTTGCGCGTGTTGCGGTAGAAGAACTCGGCCTCCGCCATGCCGCCGTTCGGGCGCATGAAGTGGTAGAATCCCCACGGCACTCCGTTGGCGATGCACCACTGCACCCATGGGTCGCAATACTTATCGACGAATCCTGTACCCTCCGTTGCCTTCATGACGTAGAGCAGGCTCGTGTCGGTTAGGTTCAGGCCCTTGTTGTTGTTGCTTATGTCGATGCCGTGTAACATACTGTATCACCGTTTCGTGTAATAAATTCATGTCTTTTAACTAGGCATTGCGTAACCAAGCATAAGAGCAGCGGTAACCGAAGCATTAGAACCAGAAATTGTTACCTTTATTTTTGTTCCTTCTGGTACGAATATTAACGAGCCCTTAATATCTTTAGTAATGTGGGATGTGTGATAGGTGACGCCTGTATAACCAATGAAAAGAACATCCACATAACTGTCTTCCTTCCAAACTTGTGCACTTATATAGCCGTCGCGTTTGAAAAGATATTCAGAATTATTTTGTAGGGTATACGCTTGATATTGTGCTATTGGTGCATTTCCTAAATCACCATCAATAACGTCAATATTAACGTTAGCAACAGAACCAAAATTAAGAGTAGATGCGACATTTGCCATTCCCACAAGTCGGCAGGAAATATTGCCTGATATGTTGTAGTTGTGAATGCCAGGACACTTAAAGAGAACATATGATTTGTTCTTAAAGATATCGCTATTGGTTATCCAATAGCAATTTACAAATTTGATTAGCAAATAGTCTGCTGTAATGTTTGCGAAAGTTTCGTAGCTATCGCAGCAACAATTTGTAAATGAAACTAGCGTGCTAGAAACATCTACAAATTTGGAGTCAGTAAATTTGTTGTTGCCATTAAGCCACAAATGAACATTATCTATATAAGAATCTGGGTTATTAACCTTAATGCCTGTATGCGCACCATGGCCGTAAATAAAGCTAATAGTATTGTCTGCTTTAACAATCTCGACACCAACGGTCTCGTCATTGTTATCATTTTCTAGCCTGATATGACTAATAAAGTTTTCGTAGCCATCAACAGTTAGAGCGGTTCCAATCCAGTCTTTGATAAGAATATCATGTACGTGATTTTTAGCATCACGTGTCATAAGATTGGTTCCATTTAGCGTTCCGCAACAGATTTCAGACTGATTCTCAACAATTATTGTCTTATTTTGGGAGAATATTTCACCGTTGTTCAGATAAACAGTCTTGTTATTGATGGTAATGTCGCTATTTATGAAATATGTCTTTTCGCTAAAAGATATTGAATCGCTTATCTCTAGAGCACGCAGTATAAACGGCGCGTCATTATTTGTGCCATTACCCACAGCGCCCAACTGTGCTACAGATACAAATTCACTTTTTATCAGAGTTGCCACATACTTGCCGCATTGGATAATATCCATTCCATTGACAACACCAGTGTCGGAAATGGAATAATACGCGCCGCCCATATCATCAGCGCTGTTGAATCCCTTTGTGCGGCACATCATTCCGTTCTTGAAGTTTGTGAATGCTTGCATATCCGCAACTGTGTTAAAATATACGACATTTGTATCAATACGGGTATTCAAAGTGTTTACATTATCATCGATGTACTTTTTTACGGTGTTCTCCGTGCTGAAATCCGTCTTTGGAAGAAGCGTGTTAATATCGGCCTGCGCAGCGTCAGCCGCCTTTGCCGCAGCAGAGATTGCGGCAGCGTTA